ACCAAAGCATCAAGCACCGAGAAATTCAACGGTAAGTTTAGATATAGTAAGTACATTGGAGTCATCGATTCTTCTGATAGATCGATCACATCTAACACTACAACCGTAATGATGAGAAAGGATTTCTATCCTCTTATCAACAGCACTTCTTTCTATGAACTTTGCTTCCAGAACGCATTTAAGAGCAATTGCCCTGAAGATGGTCCTGTAATTCAGAGTACAGCATTTAGAGTCAGTGAATATCCTGTTACTGATGTCTATATGGAAGATCGCTTCGGCAAAATGATCCTATATAGACTAGATCCTGGAACTGGCGAAAAGATAGTATTGAAGGACTATATTGGCGATGTTGATTACGACGAGGGTGAAATCAAGTTGTATGACGTGACTATTATAGAAGGTACTTTCTTCGACAACAGAATTTCAGTTCGTGTCGTTCCTCGTAATAACGATATCGATGCATCTAGACATATGTACTTGGATGTAGATGTTGCTAATAGTAAGTTCGCGGTATACCCAGAGTAAGTAGATGAGTAATAAAATTTCATCGCTAATTGAGACACAGCTTCCTGCGTTTATCGTTTCTGAATATGGAAATGTCGCGGCAGTCATCGAAGCATACTATGAGCAACTAGAATCTACTGGTCAGTCTTTAGATATTATATCGAACATCACATCATACCGTGATATCGATTTTTACGAAAAAAATCTACTAACAGAACAAACTACCACAACTGCTGGCATTTCTGTTACAGATACCACCATTGCGGTTGCTGATGCATCTTCATTCCCCAGAAAGAATGGATATGTCAAAATTGGTGATGAAATTTGTTTTTATGCTTCCAGAACAGATACAGAGTTTTTGGGAGTCTCCAGAGGAGTCAGTGGAACCACCCAACTAGGGGATCTCTACGAAAAGTCCCAATACACGTCCTCTGACGCAAAGTTTCACGCTACCAGTTCGGTAGTACATAATTTAAGTCACCTCTTCCTGTACGCTCTTGTGAAGGCGTTTGAGAGAGAATATCTGGTTGATGTGCCAGAAGTATATCTCAAAGGAGATATCGACAAACGTCAGTTAATCAAGAACATCGCTGACTTTTACAAAGTCAAAGGAACTGACAAGTCAATTAGGTTTATCTTCAACTCTATCGTCTCGAAGAGTGCTGATGATATCCCCACAACATACTATCCAAAAGACTTTACTGTAAAAGTATCAGAATCCAACTGGGATGCTTCATTTGCACTACAAGTCATTGTTCTACAAGGTGATGCCGACTGGTTGATTGGACAAACTATTGTTCAGCAGTCTGACAAGAACTCTCCAAATGCTTCATATGCATCTGTAGGTATTGAGAATGTCATTGGCATTGGTAAAGTTGGTGATTATGGGTTGTTCAACCTGATCATTAACCCAAGTACCGTAAATGGTGAATTTACAATCCCTGAAAAGACAGTGCTGGACAGGGTTCTCACGCCTAGTCAAGGTGCTGGTAGTAGAGTCACTGTAGACTCCACATTAGGTTGGAATACACAGAATGGATACGTTCAAATTAATAATGAAGTCATCCGATACGAAGGAAAGGGTTCTAGACAGTTTATTATTAGAGAGCGTGGTAATGTCACAAGAACTCACGATGTGGGTGACCTTGTAGTAGGTTATTCTAATGTCACTGCATCTACTGATCAAGGTGATGTCAAGTTACTTGTCTATGGAACACTAACAAATTTAAATGTTGATGTTGCTGAACCATATTCTAAAGTTGGAGATAAGGTACAAATCTCCAAACCAGGATTTGAAACCAAGAATCCTGTAATCTATGATCAAACTGCTAACAGAATTCGTTGGCAGATGAACCCTGGTTCATTAACACCTTCAGTTCCACTGAATCCTGGTGTTGGTCAAGGGTTGTCAAATTATGTTGCTGATGTAGGTGCAATATACGAAGATAGTCAGTATTTCTACATCTCAACATCTTCATATCCTTCTACAAGGATTTTGACAGGTGCTACTCAACCTACACCTTTGGTTGATCCTCAACTGCTTAAATTAATTCCAAAGCAGTCTAGTACAACACCAGAAGTATATAAAACCCCAACAAGAGATATTGGCATCTTTGTTGATGGTTCTATTGCTTTTAGTTTCAAGAGTGAGAATAATATTGCTTATGGTGATATTCAGACTTACAACCTTACGAATCGTGGTTCTGGATACACCAAACCTCCTTATGTTCTGGTGAACGGTGATTCAACGATTGCTCTGTCTTCTTTGGCAGGTGATACTGTTAATGCAATCACAACGATCAAAAATAAAAATTATACAGCAGATCCACTGATCGAGATCACTGCTGGTAGATATGGTGCAGCAGAAGCGGTTGTGACTTCTGGAGAAATTACTAGCATCAGAGTTATTAACAGTGGTGAGTATTATTCTGCCCCTCCTCTCATCTTAATCAGTGACCTAGCAGGTAAAGGTAGGTTTGCAGAATATCGTGCAAAGATCAACACGTTAGGAAAAATCACCGAATTTGAAAAAGTCTCTGGTGGTAAATTCTATACACAAGAAAATGTAAGAGTCGAACTGTTCTCCGAAGGTCAGAACAACCCAGCTGCAGCGACTGCAAAAATTTATCGTTGGGTGCGAAATAGGTACTTTGAAAATGAGCTCGTTTTAGATGATAACAACGGACTAGCAGTAAAGGATGCAATTGAAAATGAATATTATTATGGTGTTGCTGCAAACCCCAAAAGACTGCGTGTAAAGTTACAGGATAACATCAATCCAGTCACTCTTCAGGAGACAGCAACTCTCACTCACTCACCAATTCTCGGGTATGCTTATGATGGAAATCCAATTTATGGTCCATATGCATTCTCTGACCCTCTAGACAGTTCATCTTCCATTGCGAGAATGAACAGTGGGTACGAACTCAAGAATACAAGAACTGATGGTCCCGTCGATGCTCCATACGAGATGGGCACATTTGTTGATGACTACGAGTGGGTTGCTACAGTTGATACTGGTAAGACTCGTCTTGATATCAATAATGGTAGATTCTGTGTAACACCAGAATTCCCACAGGGAACGTATGCATACTTCATTTCGATGGATGCTACGAACAAACCTGTATATCCATATATCCTTGGAGACAATTTCTATTCTCTGCCTGTTAGATCTAACTACGAAAGTAAGATCACACAGAAATCCATTCCTTCTAACTCTAGAAGGTTGTTTGTCCCTGGCACATTGAAGAATGGTGCTGATGAAATTGCATTTGTAGATTCTGTCAGTTCTGGATTTGTATCTTCAGTGAAGATTGAAGATTCGCAACCCAATTTCCAAGTTGGATGTAGAATTTATGTTGATGACTCTGGAACTGGTGGTAGTGGTGCTTCTGGTATCGTTGCATCCACATTTGGTAAAGATGTCACTGGTATCGAATCAAAAGAACTAAAAGCAGCGCAAATCTCCACACTACAAACCTTCTTTGGTTTTACTGGCGATACAATCACTCAACAGGGAACTAATGCTACTGGCGAACTCATCCGAGATGTGAGTGAAGAGAACACCATGGTGTTGAGAAACATCAGTGGTACTTTTGAACCAGGATATGACATCAATTCTTCTACTAGAGTAATTAACATACTCTTGTCTAAAAATAGTACATACACTCAAGGTGAAACACTTGCTCTTGTACTTTTTGACGATCCCACCACAGAAATTGCTACTGGTCAGATTTTAGCAGGAACAGTCGAACAGAATGCTGTTAGACTAAAAGTATTGACTGGTAGTTTTGATGACTATCTAAATTATGAAGAAGGCGAAGTAATCTTGAAGAGTAGTGACCTAGGTAACACTGCTGGAACAGAAATTGTCATTATTAATGAGTTAAGTAGAAATATCAGAGTCACTGATATTGAAGAGAATATTGCTATTCTAGAAACTGCTGAAGCACATGACTTTGGTGGTGGAGATATCATCGATATTATTGTAGATCCTGATGAAGCAACTACAGAGACTACTTACTATGTCACGAAGAAGAAATTCCAAGAACTAGATCTAATTGATCTACAATATAGTGCCAAAGTAGACGATAGTGGTATCGGAGCATCTACTGTCATCGGTTTGGGTAAAGACTACTATTCAAACACATATAATGATGTACCCCTGGTATTTGCAAATTCTGCAAAGAACAGAGATGATATTGTTCAGGCAAAAGCGACTGTAGTTGTTGGTACTGGTAATTTTGATGGTAGTGGCAATATCGAAAGCATTACTGTTACCGATCCAGGTTCTAACTATCGTAGAGATGATATCTTAACTTTAGAACCAACTGCTATCCCTAGAGTAGATCCTGCTGATTTGGATCAGAGTCCTAATCTTGGTATGGTGTATACCAACCAATCGCAAGTAGAAGCAAATCTATCGAAGAGATTCTTCGTTGCAGAAGCTGACTACGATAATTTCATTGCCAATGAATATGTGGCAGCTGCTTTTGGTGTAAATGACGGTGGTAACGTAAACTTCATTTATCAGGGCACAGATCCAAATAATTTTAGTATTCAGTATTTTATTGTTGATGAAGAGGGAGATGAAATCACAACTTCCGATACAATTGGTGGATATGTAATTACTGCTGTAGATACCTTCTATCCTCCTGGTTCACTGTTACCACAGTACATATTCAAAGATCTAACTACCAACGAAGAAAACCCCACCTACAACCTTCGTGTTGGCAGCACACTCACTATTCCCAACATGGGTGGTCATACCATCTATGTGGTGTCTGATTACAGCACAACGCTGGCACTTGATGGATATGCATTGAAGATTGAGGATTATGATATTGCTACTGGATCTTCTACCGATCAATCTGTCCCAATTACATTCACACCACAATTTGCTGGTACATACTACTATATCTGTATTGCCCACCCAGAAATGGTTGGAACCATTACTGTGTATCCTTCCCCAGGATCATCCACTCCTCTAATCAATGTAGATTCTGCTGGATTTGGTGTTGACAGAACAGATCTCAATGTAACTAACACTTTCGGTATTGCAGTAAATGATTTACTGTCTATCGGATCTGAAGTTATCAAGGTTGTCACAGTTGACAACGCTAATAAGAAGATGACTGTGTTGAGAGCACAGGAAGGCACCAGTAAGTCAGATCATGGTGATGGAAAGGATATAACGTCTTTCAATCCATCTTACAACTTTACACCTGGATCTAGACTTGGCGGCAATACTGCTAATGATCCTGTTGTTGTGTCTTACAATAAGACTACCAAGAGACTAATTGTCAACTGGGATTACAACGCAACATCTACAGTTCCTCTAACAACTGTGTCTTCTATTGAAGACCAGAGCACACCATCTAAAGTGGTGTCTATTTCTAATACTTATCCTATCAAAGAGAAACTTCTCTTCTCTCTAGATAACAACAACTTTATAACTAATCCTGTTGTAGACATTCAGAAGTATTACTTCTATAAGTTCGATGTCAGTCATCCTTCGATGCTGAATTCATACCTGGATATTTCTACAAGTCCAAACTTCAATGTCTTTACAGAAGAGAAAGAAGTCGGTCTGACTGAACCTGGTAATCCTGGTGCATATGTCAGAATCAGACTTGGTTATGGTGCAGACATCGGTGAAAAGACACGTAAAGATGTAAACTTCACTAGTTACTATTACTTCCTCACTAATTCTTCCACAGACACAGAAGGATCTTTCTTGAGAGTCATCGATGATCCTCTTTCTGGTAGAAAGAGAGTTACATACACATCAGACACCAAAGTTGTGTATGAAATCGGAAACATCCCACAATATGATGGATCTGGAGATATTAACTATACAGGAAGATCTGTTGGAAAAATTGCATCTGTCAAACTAGATAACCTGGGTTCTGGATATACCCAAATGCCAGTTATCAAAGGCGTTGTGCCTGCTGATTCATGTAAGGCACAAGTAACGGCAGTTAGAAATGCCTCTACTAATGCAATTGAAGCAATTACTATTGATAATCCTGGTCAGAAGTATTCTAAACCAGAATTAGTGGTTGCGAGTGGTAATGGATCTGGATTACAGACAGAAATTGATATTGAGCTCGGTGTTGTCAAACAGATCAGAATTATCAATGGAGGTACATATACAGAAACTCCATTAGTAGAAGTCATTGAAACTGATAACAAATTGTTCTTTGAATCAGAAAATATTGGTGTTCCACAAAATGTCAATTTTGTTAAGTATGGATCTGGATTCCATACAGACAACACAATTATTTCTGAATACTCGACACCATCCATCTTTATCTTGAAAGATTTTGAATTGGATGCGTTTAAAGCGGGTGAGATCATTGAACAGCGTTCTGGACAAACTGTTACTGCTCAAGGTAGAGTAGCACCTGACGGATGGAAGAAAGGTTCAAATATAATGAGACTACAAGAAATTGTAGGTGTATTTGAAGCTGGCAAACAGATTGTTGGGAAGAGTAAGAATAAAGGTACTGCTATCATTGATAGCATCAGGAAGTCTATATTCTCTCCTGTTATCGTAACTAGAGACAAGACTCTTGGCGTATTCAAGTCTGATAGAGGAAAGATCAGTTCTGGAAATCAGAGAATCCATGATTCAGATTTCTATCAAGATTACTCGTATGTAATTAGATCTAGAACTCCAATCAAGCAGTGGCGTAATATCATCAAAGATACTACACACCCTGCAGGATTCAAGGCATTTGGTGAGGTGTACCTGGAAACACAGGCACCTGCGATCATGCCTGTTAATCAACCTGTCAAAAAGACTACGGTGATTATTACAGGTCCCCCTGTAAGTCTATCTACTGTTTCTACCAAGAGATCTATTACTACTAGTATATTCAAGGTAAAAGACTCTAGAGTTTCGAGAGGTGCTGGTTCTGTATCTGTTGATGAGTTTGACGAGACTCTATTCAGAACTAGAGAGTTAGAACTCACTCCTGCCTTTGATGGTAGATACGATCCTCAAACAGGTCTGAAGATTGGTAATACCCAGTTCACTATCATTGATAAAGCAACAGGCACTGCATACACTCCATATAATGAGCAAGAACTGCTCATGACTATTGATGGTGTTGCACAGCGACCTGGTTATTCTTTCAAGGTGACTGGCAACCAACTCAATTTCTACGAACCACCTCTAGGTATCAGAATCAACGAAGATCAGGAAGTCCCAGCACAGAAAGAGTACATCAGATCCTTTAGGTTTAGAGAAGACACCGACAATTCTCGTTATCTCAAGAGACTGCAAAACATTGCAGATTCTTTTGATGGTAGAACTAGAATCTTCGATCTTAAATGGGAAGATGGTAGTCTTGTAAAGACATCTGATAAAGAAGATTTGTTTATCTATCTTGATGGAGTATTACAGCAAGGTTCGTATGAAATCAGACGATTTTCAAGCGCAAACAAAGCAGATCGTATCGCTTTTGCTAAAGCACCCAAAAACTACAAAGACTTATACGATGCTGATGCTTTTCCACAAGAACTACAGAATGAAACATATTTCTATGGATTTGGTGTGGGTCTATACGAAAGACTTGGAATTGACGAAAGAGTAGTACCATACAACCAATATAATCAATACCTCATTTACGATAGCAATAATAATGTAATCAATTCTGTTGACGACAAAAACTTATATGTTTATGTCGATGGTGTATTGCAGAATAGGGAACTATCTTATAAAATTGCTGGATCTTTGATTAGATTCAATCAAGCAGTTCCTTATGCAGAACAAGCAGATGGTACTTATGCATCTGCAAGAGTTGACATCATTCGTTTATATGGAAAGGATGCAATCCCAACAGTTACTCTGTTTAATCATGAACCTGATGTTTACTACAACCGAGCAAAGGTTGAAATAGACCTTGCTAGTGGTTATGATTCCCTAACAACCTGGCGTACACAAAACACCACTGATACTACTATTGTCAAGCAGGGCAATAATGTATGGGGAGATCTTATCTCGGTTTCTCTAGGTTCTGGTAACAAGTTTGTTATTGAGCTCCGTTCGCAGAATATCTCATCCTCTGCATCAGAACCAATCATCTTCGATAGAAATGATGGAACTCCTCTTACACTGAATCCAGATAGTTTCACCATTACATATGTAACTAATGAAGATGGCGATAGAATCCTCAATAGACTAGAGGCAAACTATATTCCTTACTTACCTACAGGTGATGCCTTTGATAGTTATGACTACAGAGGTGAGATTCTGAAGCAACATCCAAACCTTCGTGTTGGTGATAAGATCCAAATTGATGGTGAAAAATCATACAGAAGTATTATCAGTTCACCACTATTTGCTAGACCAACTGATTATCGTGATGGAGAACAAATCTCCAATAACTTCTTCACAAAAATTGCTGCAAGTGGTTATGACAAAGAAAAATTTGGAGAAGGTCTGTCTGTAATTGCTAATGTTGATGCTGGTAAAGTAACTTCCCTTGATTGGAATCGTAGAGATCTCTCATACTATTTCAATAATGGTATTCTTGTTAATCCCACTGCATATAATTACAACACCCCACCAGTCCTAAACTTTGTTCCTGTCAATGGTGAAGGTGGTGGTGCTAAAGCAAGAGTGATTGTATATGGTGGACAAATCATTGATATTGAGATCGTAGATCCTGGATCTGGTTATACCAAGGCACCTAAAGTCGTAATCTCCAGAGGTTATTCAATCCTTCGTGAGAATAACCATCCAGAGTTCTTCATGACCAGATATACCACTGGTGGTGGAGGTCAGAATCTAGTTGCCACTATCACTGCAGTATCGACTGTCATTCCTCTCTACTACAAGAACATCATTGAATCTGTTGGCGTTGTCAAGGTATTGGATCCAGTTTCTTTTGGCGCTGAAGTTACTAGAATTATTCAATTTATTGGTCCAGCAATTGGAATGGGTGAAGTATCTGAACAGAATATCCTCACTCAAATTCAGTATGTTGTTGCTACAGAATCTCCTGCTGCGGTATCACAACCTGCATTTACGAGAATCTTCCCAGAGAATATGGATGTTGCTTTTGAGTCATTCAGAGCAATTAAAACCAGATACTTTAGTTCTGGTGTTGTTGCATTGGATGAGAACCCTGTTGCTAACCCCGAATACTACTCTCAAGGTAAGTTGGGAACTACAGTAGCATCTTTCCTCGATTATCTATATCTAGATGTTGGATACGCAAATGTATCTGGTATCACCCTTGAGCAACTTGAGTTGACTTATACACAATTCAATGGTATCAGCGAAGGAGTTGATACCTGGATGGAAAATATGGCAATCAATGCCTCTTCATTGACGACAAATGGAACGCTATTCAACCCAGGTGTTCCATCTCTACAAGAGCATGTCAGTTTCTTGGATGCTCCTGCAACTGATGTGTCAATTGTTCTTTATGTTCCCGACACATCTAGATTCCCTGACTCTGGAAAACTCTTATTGGGTAAAGAACTTGTAACATATACTAGCAAGTCAGCTGATCGTTTTGCTGGTGTTACAAGGGGTGTCGATGGCACCACTGCAGAAGCACATACTGCAGGTACATTCATCAGGACTATCGGTCTAGAGACAACTCTCTAAAAACACCGTATAAATATAAATAACACAGAAATCCAACCCGTATCTCTTATTTCAATGGCTGCTATTATCTCGGAAAAGTTCAGAATTTTTAATGCGAAGCAGTTCCTAGAGTCTCTTACTGAAGGTTCTAGCGATACTGGTGTCGATCGAAGTCGTATGTACTTCTTTGTCGGCAGACCCCAAGCATGGGATTCATTTTTAGAAGTATACTCTACAGACGGTGGTTCGTTCGCCGTAGGTAATGAAGTATATGTTGGTGCCAATTACGCAGGCGCTACGTTCAAGGCAACAATCGCAAAGGTTCTTCCTGAAAGTCTTCTACTTAACTTGGTAGGACCACTTCCAACTAGTGCTCCTGCTCTAGGATCTCTGTTAAAAGAATACGACGGTTCGGCGGATACGGGTGTCCAAGCAACCACGGGTGTCTACAGATATTCTACAGAGAACGTTCCTCCTGTACCTCTTGATAACCTAACCGAGAAATTCAGCGTTTATAGTGACATCATTGCAGCGAAGAGAATCACTTCTTCCTATGCAAGATCTGTTGTAAGAAGATACAACTGGGACACAGCGAACAATCCAAAGTTCGACATGTGGAAACCCAACTACTCTGCTACCCCTGCTGGTGGTGGTCAGGTCGGTGTTGGAACTGCTCTTGGTGGATCTTCCATCTCTGGAGCAAAGTTCTATGTAATGAACCAGGGTTATGAGGTATTCAAGTGCCTTTACAACGGTGAGACTGTTGCTAACCCATCTGGCGTTAACGTAGTTCACGAACCCAAAACCAACCCTTCTTCGGGTCTTGGTACATATGCTAATGGCATCTTTACTGCTCCTGACGGTTCTTATGTCTGGAAGTACATGTACACCATGCCTACTGATGATGTACTAGCATTCCTCTCCTCCGACTTTATGCCTCTTGCGGCAGTAGGAGAAACAAGCAGAGTTGCAACCGAAACCGCTGCTGTTGCAGGCAGTCTCAACATTGCTCTAATTAAAGATGCTGGCACTGGTCTTACCAACGGCACTTTCTATGCTCCTGTACTAGGAGACGGCACTGGCGCTGTTGCTAAACTAGTAGTTGCTGGTGGTGCTATCGACCAAATCGAAATGGAAACGGTAGGTTCTGGTTACACCTATGCATCTATTCCTGTTACAACTGGTATTCCTTCTGGAACTGCTGGAAGCACTGAAGCAATTGGTCTATTCTCCGATAATGCTCTCACAGTATCCCAAGCAGTTGCAGCAACATCTGCTCCTTCACTAGAAGTAATCATTCCTCCCCAAGGTGGTCACGGTTCTGACTTCGAGACAGAATTCAACGCAAAGCGCGTTATGGCAAACATTCGTCTCACTTTCGTTGAAAGTGCTGGCGACTTCCCCGTCGATAACGACTTCCGTCGTATCGGCATCATCAAGGACCCATATGATTACGGTACTACTACCTTCTCTACTTCGGACACTCTTTCTGGATTGAAGGCAGTCAAGATCACTGGAGCAACTGGAGACTTCACCCCTGATGAGATGATCACCCAGACTGTTGCAGGAGGCACTGCAAAGGGCACCGTAGTCTCTTGGACCCTAGATGCTGGATCTCCCACTCCAACGCCAGGAACCCCTGGTAGCGGCGTTCTGAAGTACATGCAAAGTTCCGAGTATCATATGGATGCTAACTACATTGTGAGAGCATTTGCATCTGATGCTGCTAACGCAATTGTAGGTGTAGATTCTGCTTCTCAAGGTACTGTTGATGTTGCATTGGCAGATGGTACAGAACTAATTGGTTCCGTATTCACCGATGGTCTATCAGACCCCGAGATCGAAGCGAACACGGGCGATCTCATATACATAGAGAACAGAAGACTAATCACTAGAGCAGCTGACCAGATTGAGGATATCAAGTTAGTCATCGAATTCTGATTATAAACGAAAACAAGACGGTAGTTTAATACAATGCCACAGAAGACTAATCTTAAAGCCGCCCCATATTTTGACGACTACGATTCTAGGAAAGATTTCTATAAAGTATTATACCGCCCTGGTTACCCTGTACAGGGCAGGGAACTTAATACTACGCAATCTATCCTACAGAATCAAATCGAAAGCTATGGCAAATATGCTTTCAAACAGGGCGACCTAGTTGTCCCTGGAGAGGTCGGTCTCAACAAAAAACTTGACTTTGTAAAACTATCGTCTGTTTCTGAAGTTGCTGTCAACGTAGACGGCGAATTGGTATATCAAAAGTATGACATCGATGGTCTGATTGGTCAAAAGATCAACGGACTATCTTCTGGTGTCATTGCGATTGTTCAGACTGTTGTAAAAGCAACAGAGAATAACTCTGATACACTATATGTAAAATATTTGACGGCAGGTGACAGTGGAGATGAAGAAAGGTTCCGCCAAGGAGAAACGCTCGAAGTTATCGATGGCATTAATAGCCCTCTACTCGTTGTTGGCACTGACGGCAGCGTTCTACCTACTAGCGTTGCAGTCTTAAATCCTGATACCAGTGAGACTACATTTGTAGACAGTGGTGCAATGGGATTTGGTTCTGCTGTTCAAGTAGAAGAAGGTGTATATTTTGTCAATGGTTTCTTTGTAAGAAATGATTCTGGTCTAATCGTTGTTGATGGTTACAGTGACAATCCTTCTGTAAAAGTTGGATTCAAAATTGATGAAACTCTAGTCACACCAGAGGATGAACCCTCTTTGTATGACAATGCGTTTGGATCTTCTAACTATGCTGCACCTGGAGCACATAGATTACAGATTTCACTATCTCTAGTCAAGTATCAATTTGAAGAGACTCCTGATAAGAATTTTATTCAACTCCTGTCTATCAAGAATGGAGTTATCCAGAAGCAAGTCAAGCAAGCAGCATATAATACGCTTGAGAATACTCTTGCACGAAGAACCTACGATGAGTCTGGAGACTACGTAGTAGATAGTTTTGACGTTGACATTAGAGAGTTCTATCAGAGAGATGGAAACTTTGGTCTATACACCGCTGGTCGTGATGGCACTGTAGGACCCAATGGCATTTCTGCAGCTGATGCTGCGGATAAACTAGTTGCTACCGTTGGTGCTGGTAGAGCATATGTCCGTGGTTTCGAGATTGTAAACAAAGAAACCAAGTATCTAGAAGTTGATAAGGCAAGAGAAACCCTATCTAGAGACAATGTATCGATCAAGTCTAATGGACTTTCGACATTTACACTAACCAATGTATACAACACACTCCCACTGAATGCAGAGGGAGCAGATCTTACTGCATACCCAACTATTTTCCTGAATGCAGTACATAATGATGGAACTGTTGGTCTCAACAATCTAGAGGAAGTTGCTGAATACAGACAGACTATTTCTAGAAGAGGACAAGGATTTGACAAAGATGATGCCATTAAGACTATCTGGATTCAGGCAGCTGCTGATCTAGGTCTTATTGACGACACTAGTATTTCCGATTCTCCTGGTGCTGGAAAACTAGATTTGAGAACTTTGTACTTTGTTCAGACTAGATCTTCTACTGGTGGTGTTGCAACAACAAATACAGTTAAGTGCTTGTCATTTGCAAAGGTCACCAGACCAGAAATTGGTGATTTGAATGCACAATTCCTTCAATTGACTGTTCAAGGTAGAAAGGATCTACTGGACAACATGTTCCTTGAATATGACGATGATGTATCAATCAGAAGAAGACTTCTTTACACCAGTCTTGCTAACGTCCAACAGGAAGTTAATAACATTGGATACATTGTAGACTATACAGAGAGCATTGTTCCTGTTGTTGGTATTGCAAAACCTAAAGACTTTTCTTTAACAAAGAGACCAGACGGATTTAATCAAGACACTGACATTGTTATCTCTCGTGGAAAACTTGCTGATGGTAGAGATACTTACAGCGGCAACTTCAACCTTTCATACTTCAACCCTGTCTTCTTCACAAGACTCCTAGTAGACTCTCCAGTCACTCCTGACTTCTCTCCTGGCAAATACATCATAGGTGCCCAAAGCGGCGCTTATGGGGTCATAGAGGGTGCTTCCAATGGATATATGTCTCTGGGAAGGAGTTTGTATGTAAAAACTCTGTATGGCAACTTCATTCCTGGTGAAACAATCACCAGCGAAGAAGGATCTACATTACGTATTCCAAAGAACAATACTATTTCTCACTTCGTTGTACAACGTCAAGGAACTGGTTACACTGCAGGATCAAAAATCAATATCAATGGAACTATCTTTGAAAGTGCTGACGTAGAAGTTGGCATTGATGGTGGTACTGTTTACAAAGTTACAATTAAGAACAGAGATGCATTGCAAACAGAATTTGCTGCACCTCCTGTCTGTGAGGTTCTTGGTTCAAGCACTATCGCTGTAAATATTGCTCCTGTTCTGTTCAGAGATAGTGTTCTTACTTACAACTCACAGAACGTCAAGTCTTTGTACTCGACTTTTGGTTCTAACAACAAATTCTCCGCTGATATCGAAACTGGAGATGACTCTCTTGGTGATACGAGAGATGTAACCGAGAATACTTTCTCTGGTACAAAAGGTTACAGATTTATCGAATGTAATGGATTCAATTCCGATGCATCTTTAGTTCTCCAACAGGGAGACATTGTTCAATTTAATGATGACACTGGAAGATTAAACAAGTTCTCCGTTTCACAGGTTACCCAACCTAGAGGAACTGATAAGTCTAGAGTTTATTTGAATGGTGCTCTACCAGATTCGATGACTGCTAAAACTGTCATCAGACAGAGAGGAAAGGTATTAAATGGATCTACTTCTACGTTGATTTTCCCAACGGGAAGTAAAGAAGTCGGCAGTCTTGTTTCTTCCACAGAAAACACGAAGATCACATACTATATCAGAAGAGACTTTGTAACTACTGGTAGTGATAACGGTGGTAACGTTACTTTCGCTGCACAATTAGACTTTGGTACACAGAGATTTACTCAATTTACAGAAAGAGACTTCCTCATCACTGTCCTAGACAAAGGTGGTTCTGACCTAGTAGAAACTGGCGATGTTATTTACGTTTCTCCCGAGTTTGTCAGCATTCTGAATACTACAGATGCTACCTCTGGTTTGTCTTCGGGTAGTATCACTCTGACTTTCCCTGGCAATTACTTTGGTAACAATGTAACCAACTTCCCCAAACTGAAGTTGACTGCTACCATTGAAGTTTCCAAGGGTAGACCAAAACTCAAGACAGCAATTAAGAATAAGAGAGTTATCGTCCAATCTCCTGGTGATCAGGTTCTACCTCTTCGCGGTTTGGACTACGATAGCGATAGCAGTGAAGTATTCTCCTATTCAGATGCATTCCGTATTAGATACATCTATGAAGGATCATCTTCTGCCCCACCAACGGTTGATGTCAATGGTAATCTAGTTGTTGGTACAGATCTTACTAACAGATTTACTTTTGATGATGGACAAAGGGATACATTCTATGACGTGTCCAGAATCGTTCTGAAACCTGGATTCGATCCACCCACAGGTCAACTAGTTGTTGCTTTCGATTACTTTGAGCATTCTCAAGGTGATTTCTGCACGGTTGATTCCTACATTCATGAAGCAGGTGTAGTCCTAGATGAGATTCCTGATTTCAACTCCAACGTTCATGGTAATGTAAGTCTTAAGAACGTTATTGACTTCAGACCAAAAGTAGATTCTACTGCAATTATTCCTGGTTATCAGGACACATCACTACTGTCACAGTCGGAGTACATCAACTTCATTGGACCTGGTGGTTCTGTTTCCAGTACACCATCTTCTGCTAGAAATATTCCTTATACCATCTCTTTCAGTGAGTCACAGTATCTTGACAGAATTGATGGCGTCTTCCTCAATAAGAAAGGTGAGTTCATTGTCAAGAAAGGAAATGCATCTCTGAACCCAAGCAAACCAGAGATCATTGAGGATGGCATTCCTCTTTACTATATGTTCATCCCTGCTTTCACGAAGTCTAGCAAGGATGTAAGAATTACTCCTGTTGACAACCGTCGTTACACGATGCGTGACATCGGTAAACTAGAGAAGCGTATTGAACGTCTTGAGTATTACACTACATTGAGTGTTCTTGAGCAGCAAGCACTTAACATGCAAGTCAAGGATTCTCTTGGTATTGATAGATCCAAGAGTGGATTCCTTGTAGACAACTACGAAACTCATAATGTTGGTAATGTCAAGTCTATTGATCATCTATGTTCCATTGATGCACAGCAGTCTGTATTGAGACCACAATCCAAAGAAGACAGTTTTGCACTCAAAGAAGTCAATACAAGAGACGATCAAAGAGTTATTTCTGGTTACACAAATTCTAATGGTGTGATCACACTGCCATTTACGAGTGTTGAATACGCAAGTAATGTATTTGCAACAAAGACAGTAAATCCAAACCCATTCGTTGTTCTACAATATGTTGGTGATGCTGCATTAGATCCAAATATTGATCAATGGTATAACAGTTTTGTAGCACCTCTGGTTACTGAAAACAATACTAATTTGTTCTCGGTCTTCTTGGCAAAGCAAGATGCAAGAGTAGCATTCTCCAGTATCTACAACTCTTTTGTAATCAACTGGGTTGGTGTGAACAAGACCTTCTACAACCTGAAGAGTTTTGCAGAAAACAATGGAAGATCTGCAGAGTCTACTGTAAGCAGTGCATCCATTTCATCTTCATCTAACGTCAGTCCACAGAACAACGAGATTGCGAAGGGTGTTGGATACAAGACTATCAATGGTACTAACGTATCAAATGCACTGAAGTTCTATGCTAGATCTGTTCCTGTTAAGTATGTCGTAAGGCGTATGAAACCCAAGACAAAACTGCATGTCTTCATGGAAGGTAGAAACATCGCTAGATGGATCAACCCAGACTCAAGATTTACTGGTATTGCTGCGAACTCTCCTACTACATTTGGTACTAGTATTACTACAGATGAATATGGTAATGCTAGTGGCATTATCTTAATTCCATCGGGTTATGCACCAGCAGAAAATTCTTTCTGGACTGGAAATATCGACACCATGCAGTATGATGATACTGCTGAAGAGATTTACTTTACTACTGGTATCAAGACGATTAGATTTACTTCTAGTATGTCTGATGCTCCCATCACTGATGTTGATGGAGTAAGTTCTTTCGCAGAAGTTAAGTTCTATGCAACTGGTATTCTTCCAGAGAATCCTTCTTCTATTATCTCTACAACCCCTGCGATCTTCAAAGCAAATGAAGGTGTTCAGGAGATTGATAGCAACACAGAGAATAAAGAAAGACCCAACCCAATGGCACAGACTTTCAAAGTCGAAAGCTTTGAGGGTGGTATGTTTGCAACAGGCGTTGACCTGTTCTTCTCCGAGAAGAGTTCTACTGTTCCATTGAGAGTGTATCTCTCTAACGTAGAATCAGACAAACCTGGTAAGTACATCCTTCCTGGTTCTATCAAGACCCTTTATCCAGATACTTTCCTCAAGGTATATTCTTCTGGAAACATCACTATTCAGAAGGATGAAGACATCACTGGCAACAGAAGTCTTGCTAAAGGACCTATCACCAAAGTTTTGGATAGAAACAACTTTGAAGTTACCCCTTCCAGCAATGGTGAGATTTCTCTAACAAATGAGCAGACTTATACGTTCATCTTGAGTAATCACAATGGAAGAGACTTCTTACCAAATGAAGATCTAACCATCGGCACAGTTACTGCATACAATAATGCTAACAATGCTACAGTAGGTCTGAAGATTGCTAAAGATTCTGGTCGCGTATCCAAACTGAATATTACTAATCTGGGATCTGGATATGAGAGTGCAACCATCACTATCGAGAGTCCACAGCTACCTGGTGGAAGCAATGCTACTGGATCTGTCAAAGTATCTGGTGGTCAACTATTCTTCAGTGAAGTAAGTCTTGCTGGTAGAGGATACACCGAAGCACCATCTGTTGTTATCAGAGGAACTGGTGCTGGTAATAACGGTGCTGTTATCGAGTCTGAAATCGAGGTCGATGAACCTGCTGTAAGAATGGGTGTTGCAATCGATCCTGAAGGTGGAATCAGATCCACCACACCCACACGTTTCAACTTCGAGTATCCTGTTTATCTACAGAATGATACCGAGTATGCACTCAATATTGAGTGTGATGCTGTTGAATACAAACTATGGTCTTCCAAGTTGGGAGAGGAAGATATTTCTTCTGGTCTGGTTGTCAATGCACAACCTCTCCTTGGATCTCTATTCAAGTCTCAAAATACTGCTAACTGGGAAGAAGATCTGTTTGAAGATATTAAATTCACTCTATACAGAGCAGAATTCGACACTTCTAGAAATGGCGAACTGGTTATCAAGAACGAGGATCTGGGATACGAAAAACTACTATCAGATCCACTTGAGACATATGCTCTTGCTAACAGCACAGCAACTTCTCCTCTGTTCAAAAACAACAGCAGTATCATTAAGGTATATCATAGAGACAATGGATTTGAACAAGGTGGAGATTCTAAAGTATTCTTCAGAGGACTGCCTGATTTCGCTGGATATGATGCCATCGAACTAGAGTCCACCCTATTCCAAGTTTCTAATGCAGGCATTGACTCTTACAATATCGTTGGACCATCTAGAGCATCAGATACTGGATTCTTTGGTGGTGATGCAGTTCTTGCATCCTACAACAGAAAGTACGAAAAACTTTATGCACAGATTCCATATCTACAGGTAAGTGGAACTTCCATCGACAGCATGGTCAAGACTACCAATGTTATTCCTGTTGACTCTGACACTAATAACTACACTTCATATTCCATGACGGATTATGAAACAACTTTCCTGAATGAAGAGCAATACTTCTTGAACCAGAAGATGATTGCATCACCAATCAACGAAAGTCTCAATAACATGGATGCATCTTTAATGTACAAGATGACATTAAAGTCTGATCAATCCTATCTCTCCCCAGTAGTTGATTTAAGATCTGCTTCTGCAAAAACTGTTACCAACAGAGTTGAAAACTCTTATGGAAAGGAAGATAGATATGGCAAGAGATATCAGAAAATTCAAATATTCCCTGTATACAAATTTACTATTCAAGGAAATGAAGTTGGGGGGAACCTTGTTCCTATCGTCATCAACCAGAATGTCACTGGCGTAACTTCTGGTGCAGAATCTGAAGTCTTACGAGTTCGTGACAATGACATCTTTGTCAAAATTAAAAACTCTGTAAACTTTACTTTGGGCGAAACTTTATACTTCAGTACACAGTCTGCCAGTGGTGGTGAACTAGACGGTATCACAGTTACAATCACAAATGATGGTATCTTCAATCAACTTCCAAACTTCGTAGTTGGTTCAACCGTTACTGCATTCAACCCTTCGGCAAGAACCGAGAAGTATGACAACAAAGTCAGTGGAAAAGTAATCTTCTGGGATTCCAATACCAAGACACTGACTCTTGAGAATGATAAGAGACCTATTAATGGTGACTATACTAGTGAAATCACATTAGGCAGTGACTTTGCTAGAACTGCAACCACAAGTCTACAAACATCTGATGTATTCAGAGTTGGAGATCTAATTGATTTTGACGGTGCTTCTTTCGAGACATCCAAGTTCTCTGAAATCAAGGCGATGGAATTTGGAAATGGCATTGACTTTGTTGCAGAAAATGGATCTGTCAACACGTCTGCTGTTGCGAAGTATGTAACTAAAGAGATCTCTCTAGCAAGTTCTGCTGCTTCTCTGTCCACCAAACTTACAGTCAACGCAACGGATGTTAACAATATCCAAGTTCTGTATAAGACAAAACCAGAAGCATCGCAACAAAAATTTGATGATATTAGTTGGACCTACTTCAATGAAGATGGTTCTTCTGACAATGATGTAATCGCTACGGCACAGAATAGCATTTCTGGTCAATATGAATCTCAAAGCGCATATCAAGAATTGTCATTCACAGTATCTGATATCCCAGACTTCTCATCCTTCGCTATTAAGATTGTTATGAAGTCTGATAATCCTTCTTATGTTCCCAAGATTCAGGACATGAGAACTGTTGCTTCTTTCTAATATGAAACTATCTGAATATTTGCAAGTCGAAGGTCAAGAAGGACTTGTCCGAGACATGAATACGGGTGCCATTATCAACACGGCACCCAAACCAAAAAAGAGACTCGCAGAAGAGTTCCGAAATGTGCAGGATGATCTAAATACTTTGAAGGAAGAAATGTCCGAAATCAAGTCCCTCCTTAAGCAGTTAATCAAATGACACTACGTAACGTACCAAAGGCGCATACGCTGGAACAGCAGCGTCAAGAGATTAACTTAATTGCATCTGATCTCGATAATGCGGTCGAGGGCACGAAAACATTTGGTGGGAGTAAAACATTCTCTAGTGATGTAACATTCCAAAGCACTGTAGACTTTGACGGCATTGCAACATTCAATAGCAGTCCTACCTTTTCTGATAATGTAGCAGCAAACTTTGGTGATGATGCTGACCTAAAAATTTACTACGATGGATCTGTAGGTGTCCTAACATCATTCATTGATTCTGATGCTTTGCAGATCAGATCAAAGACTGATACTAGTGAACTGTATCTCACAGCTCTCAAAGATGGTCCTGTCGAACTTTACTATGACGGTGCTAAAAAAATTGGAACTAATCTTACAGGTGCGACAGTTTTAGGAGATCTCGAAGTTAATGACGAGTTACATTCTGCATCAGGTAGTTTTATTATTAAAACGGCAGATCAGATAACTCCTGGTCAGATGGTTACTGAAGCTGTCTTTGGTGGATCAATGTATGTACCATACGGTTTTAGTACATATCCTATTGCTGAATTTCCTGGTGGTGGTATCAACGAGACATCTACTAATGCTGGATTTAGTGTAAGCAACGGTGGACAGATTTATATTGCTAACATTAGCGCACAGGCTCTTTGGAAGGGTAGACAAGTAGGAACTGCTGGAATCACATCAGAAATCGATGCTGCTGGTAATGTCACGTTTGCTGGCACCCTGGACATTGGTAGCACTGCTACTTTTGGTGGTACTGTTGATTTCAATGATGCTGTTGATGTAAATGCACACGTTGAATTCAAAGCAGCTAGTGGAAATAGTTCACTATACATGTATGATGAGAATGCAATTAATCTTGGTAGTAACAATGATGCAAGATTAATTTATAACAACACTGGAAATATTGTTAAATTTGAAAGATTAACTGCTGGTGAAATTGAAATTGATGCTGCACCAGTTACACTTCAACACTCTAATAGTACAAAATTACAGACTACCTCCACTGGTGTAACAGTCACAGGAACTCTTGATGCTACGGCATTCACAGTTGGTGGTTCTCCATTCACTGCAGGTAGTGCCGCAACCACATCTTCTACTGGTGTTGTACAACCAGATGGCACAACCATCGCTGTTGATAGCAATGGTGTTATCAGCGTAGCTGGTGGTGGCGACCCATTCACTGCTAATGGATTCAAGTTTGGCGTCAATGAAGGATCTGGTCCAACAGCAACACAAGGTGAGATCAGACAGATTAGTGGTAAACCACATTTCTATGATGGAAGTAACTGGCAAGAGTTTATTCTTGGTAGCACTCAAACAGCTACTATCCCAGCAGAAACTGATTGGGATAAGGTTCTATTAAGATCCACTTTCGATAGTGATTTTAACGACGTAAAGTTTGGTGACACTGGCACTGCTCAAATTTATGGCGGTATAGCTGCCTCAACCCTTGTAGGAACCCCCGCCAATTATGGAGCGAAAGTTCTAAAAACAGTTGGTAATGGTGTTAGGTATGACGACAGAAGTGACTATGATTTCACTAACACATTTACATTAGAGTTTTGGATTAATATAGATTCCGCACCAAACGCTTCTCTGACTGGGGTAAATGATAAGTATGTTATTGTATCAAAATCTGCTGGCACTCTTGCTGGAAGTAATAATAAAACTGCAGGAGCGACAGGTGGTGGATGGCAACTATATTATGCGTATGTTGGTGTTAACATAGGATGGAGACTTGACATACATGATACAGCTACTAATACAACTA